AAAAACAAGCCGCAAAAAAAGCCAGCGGGTTTTCCAACTTTGACGGAATCGGATCAGCGGCATCAGAAACGATAGACAAGAAACTCGCCGAAGAGGCGCTTTACGAAATGCAAGTCCTCATTGATATGCGTTTCGGCCACGGCACATTCGCCGGAATCAAACAGGAGTATCAGCGTCGGCTCAAAGCGCAGAAGGAAGAGGAGCAAAGACAGAAGCAGCTCAAGGCAAAGCAAAGAGCCGAGATGGTCGAGAACATGTGGGTTGTTTTCATTGTTTTCGCAGTGCTGACAGTTGTTGTTGTTGTCGGTCTGGCGGCGTGGATGGCGATGGCAAGTGAACGCACATATGTCGCGTGCCGGCTGGCCGGCTGCGAGATGATTGGAGAGCAACGGGTTTGCCTTTATCGGGGAGCCAACAACACCACAGAGTCCGTAAGCTACATGCCTGGTGAGTGGATACCGACAACATATCAATGCGTCTATCAGCCAAACAAAGACCCGCCGCTGACCCTTCGAGAAACGCTGGACGCAATTAAGGAGGCATTGCAATGACAGTTGAGAGCGTAGCCCGCAAAATGCTTGAACTCAAAATCCTGCCACGTTTTTCTATCTTGGTTATGACGGGCGTTTACGTCCGCTGCATTGAGTGGGCGCTAGCACAGCCCGATCTGTCAACGCAGCAAAGCGCCCTGATTAGTGTCGTCACGGGTGCCATGACGGGTAGCCTAGCTGTCTGGCTTAATTCGGAGAAGCACTGATGATACAGGCATTGATAGGCCCGGTCACCGGGCTGCTAGATAAGTTCATAGAAGACAAAGATCAGAAGGCACAGCTTGCCCATGAGATAGCGACGATGGGTGCCAAGCATGCCCAGGAGCAAGTGCTGGCCCAGCTCGAAATCAACAAGGCCGAGGCAGCTTCTGGTTCGCTGTTCAAGGGCGGTTGGCGGCCGGCGGTCGGCTGGGTCTGTGCCATAGCCTTTGCCTACCACTTCATCCTGAAAGACCTGATTGTGTTTGGCGTAGCGTTCGCCGGCATGGAGATGCCTGCCCTGCCAGAGTTCGACATGGGTACGCTTCTCACTGTCCTCGGCGGCATGCTCGGCATCGGGACACTCCGCACATATGAAAAGCAGAAAGGTCTGACCAAATGAACATCGAAAAACTGCGTGAAGAAATCGCTGCTGATGAAGGACGCCGGAACGCGGTGTACCTATGCAGCATGCAAAAAAGAACCGTCGGCATTGGACACCTGATCACTGCTGATGATCCAGAGTGGCCGATGGAAGTGGGCGACACCATCAGTGATGAGCGCATCGATGAGCTGTTCGATTCAGACATAGCCGTCACCATCGATGACTGCCGCATGATCTTCAATGACTTCGATGCGTTTCCAGAGCCAGCCCAGCTTTGCTTGGCAAATATGTGTTATCAACTCGGCCGACCAACTTTCAGCAAATTCAAGAAGTCTATTGCCTACGCCAACGACCACAACTGGGGCGACCTGGCCGAAGAGATTTTGCGGAGCCGGTGGGCGAGGCAGACACCCAACCGGGCCAAGCGGATATCGGATCGTCTAGCTTTGATTGAGGTGCCAGCATGAGAAAGTTCAAGCGCGTCCCGAAGGACAAGAAGTCGGGCCTGCCATCAAAGTATGTGCGCGGGTCCAAAGACCCAGACAAGACCAGGGCAGAGATCAAACGCACCCGCCGGCTCTACCGCATGGGCATGCTGACGCCGGCCATGATGGATCGGATTAGCAAACAGAGGAGCAAAACCTGATGGCAAAGTTTAGCAGCATACCTGGCGCTGGTCGGTTCAGTCAGTCCACCCTCAACAAGGTGTACCGCAGAGGGTTGGGGGCCTTCTACAGCTCTGGCAGTAGGCCGGGGCAAAGCGCACATAGTTGGGCGATGGGACGGGTCCGATCATTCGTCACCGGCAAGGGCGGCGCTCGGAAGGCAGACAAGGATTTGATCAAAGGGAAGAAGAGCTAATGGCAAAGACTGCAAAAAAAGAAGCCTTCGACAAGAAGGTGGCTGCCAAGGCAATGACGCTGATGAAAGAGGGCAAGCCTCGCAAGCAAGCGTTCGCCATTGCCTATGGCATGGTGGGCAAGTCTAGTCGCAAATCGTGATCGATCTGGCTTGGCCTGGCAGCGACTGAATCCAGCCACGTTGTTCCAGGCATTTGATCATGCGGTGGACCGACTGCAAGCTGGTGCGTGGTGACATAACCTGTTGGCCATCTATCTTGCCTTCTGCAATGTCACGCACCGACGGCGACACACCGTTTGCTCGGATGTAAAGTCGGATGAAATCAAACACCGCTTTTTGCTTGAGCGTAAGTCCGTGCTTCATCACCACCCTCCTTTGCCTCAACAGATAGCTGCTTGTTGTAGGTGATCCGCTTGTCCTTCAGCTCGGCGGCTAAGGCTTCATCGATCTGGCCCAGCGTTTCAGCGTTGCACTCCTCTAGCTCCTTCAGCCGGGACCGCCTCGTTTCTGCCGGCAGCTTGTCGTACTGCCGCATCTGCAACATCAGGTCCGCATAGCTGTTGGCCCACTCGTCTTGTGACCCATATGTTTGCATTTCGCCGGATGGCTTGGCCAAAATAAACTCCGGCAGAACGACCTCTTCATTGCTGGCGCTCTCAGCCTCACTGACGGCCTCTAATATGTTTTGTACAGGATCACCATCGGACGATACGGACGGGGCTTGTACGGCCTTTACAGGAGGACGTTTTTGAGGGGCATCGTAGTCACGGGCTTCTTCGACAGTGATCAACCCCTTGATCGCATCGGGGAAGCTGTCGCGCAGGGCAAAGCCCCTCGCCCGGAGCTGCAACATCCGGTTCGGATAGTTCTGCCAGGCACCAGCCTTGCCGGTCAGCTTGGCATGCTTTGCCTCGGCCATTGAAAAGGTCTTCTTGGTTTCTTCGATCTCGCCATTAGGTAGCGCACGTTTGACGATGCAGACCGCCACCTCCCCGTCCATGAATTCCTTGATGCCTCGGAAAGCCGGGTGCGCTTTCACCAAGGCCAGCATGCTGTCGCCCCAAATGGACGGCTTTCCATTGATGACGGATATATTCTGCAAGGCTTGCATCGGTGCCAGCCCCAGCTCGTATCCCCACTGAACAGCGACCAGGACGTTGGCCGGCTTGCCGCGATAGGCTTCCGGCACCATTGGCGACTGTGCAATCACCTTGGCAAAATCCATTGCCTCAGTGAGGTTGGTCGGTTCAAGGACCGTTAGTTTCTTATCATTCATCATTAGTCTCCTTCACTGAGAAGCTGACGCTCTCGTATGTTTCTCCAGTTTCAACTGATTTGCGGCGGGGCTTGGTCACGGTCTTGGCCTTGATGATGAAGCCCGGCATCTTGGCATTCTCGACTTGCATGGAATCCAGAACAAAGATGATGCCCTCGCGTAACTGCTTGCGGGCCTTCTCCCAGGACGTGGCTTCAGCCGCAGCCCGGAGGTAGTCCGCACACATGGACTGCAAGTCGTGATTTGTTTTCGGCAGCATCTCGGTTATGTCCACCAGCTCTTCTGGCTCGGCCCCTTCTATCGGCGGGTAGTCACCGTCAGTGTCCACCAGGTGCCAGAACTCGGCATATGCTTTGAGCATGACATCGATCAGCGCCTGGTCACGCAGCACGGGATAGAAGTGCATTTTGAAATGCTGGTCGAAGCAGGCAATCACCGCCCAGTCCAGCTCGGCGCAAATCATTTGGTGCTGGACTTGAAGAACCCATTCAGGCTTGGGCCGGCCATCGTGATACGCATCCGTCTTGATCTCGCAGATGCCGGTGCCGGTAAGAACGAACTCCTTGTCCAGCCAGTGCAGGACCAGCTCACTGCCCTCACCCTTGATCTCAATGATCCGATCTATTGAACTGGCGATCCGATGCTGCGGGTAACGGAAGGCTTCCTTGGGTTCCCACATTTCTATAGACGTGGAGCGCGGAACCATGCGTCGTAGCAAAGCCAAAGCGAAGTCGGCGACACCGCCCTCCATGCAATTCCCACGCAGCTTGGCTTCGATGTTCATAGTGTCGGCCGGCAAGTCCTTGCCGCGAAGAGCCATCTTGGTTTTGACCAGTTCTTTTTGCCGGGTGCCGCCATAAGTATTTTTATGAAGCACGATGGTCGGGCCGTTCGAGCTGCCGATTTCTTCTTTGGTGTTGGTCAGTTTTGGCATCACAGCCCCCCTGTATTGGCGGCGTAACACACATCATCCAGCGCACACATGAACCAGAAGAGCGCCCAGATTTCGACAAGCACCAGGGCGATCAGTAGGCCGATGCCTACCGCCTTGGCGCATTTCCAAAAAATTGATATGGGCTTGAGGTCGTCGTCGTACAGTATCAACATTTTGTATGCCTTTCGTTTGACAAGATTTAGATTTAATTGACAGCAGTGGTCAAGCTCTGATTCATGCGTAGGAAATAATTACGGACTGAACTCGCATGCCATTTGGTTTGGCGACTAATATCGGGCGTCCTCATTGAGGTCGGTGTAGCCTGTTTCATGACAGTCAGACGCTCGGCGATCTTGCGATAGCTCAAACCTTCGTCGCGGAGCATCTTGATGATGGGCCAGATTTGCTCGGCCCGTTCGTCGGCCAGCTCGGTATTGCGCTCATTGCCCTTCATGCCGGCCACCTCAAGGTTCTCATGGTAGCCGAGCTTGGTGATTACCCTGCCCTCACGGGTGGTGTACTCGCCCTTTTCATCAATCTCGTCCTTGATGCGGCGCAGCGCCTGTTTGGTGCGGGTCTGAATGCGCTTGCGCTCAATCTGCGCGACAGCGGCGCGGAGCGTGATGGTGGTTTCATCCATGTGCGGATCATCCACGACCACCAGCTTGATCTTGCCGTTGTCAATCTCTTGCTCCAGGAAGCGCAACGTCTCCCACAAGCGCCGGCTCATACGGTCCAGCGTATAGATTAGCATGGTCGCGCCTGTCTTGCGGCAATGGTTCAGGCAATCATGCAAAGTCTGACGCTGGTGCCAGTCCTTGCCGGAGCTGACCCCCTCCTCCCGGAACCATTTGACCTGGTGGTCACCGCCATTGAGAAAAGCCTTGATGCCATGCTCCTGGTTGGCCACGTCCTGTGCGTCGGTAGACACCCGGACGAAGGCAGCATAGCTGCCCTCATGGGGAACCCCGTGGTCGGGTCTGGTTTCTGCAAGCATGTTATCCCTCCATGCTGTATCTAGTTCGTTGCTGTTACGTTTGGTAGTTGTATACATTATGCGACGGCGACGGGTTGGTCAACCTGGTGGGCGGGGCCGTTAGGCCGCGCCGTTGAGGTGGTCAAGAACAGCGCGGCGGCACTGAGCGAAGGTATCGAACTCGACGCCGTGCGGCAGGGCGTTGCTGACCCAAAACCATTTCACGCCCGGCCTCAGAAACCTTTTGATGTAGATGGTCTGATCAAGGTCGTGGCCGATGACAGTGTGGCTGCCGGTGAAGTTTCTCTGAAT